TACCATAAACAGGAGCAGTGCTTAAAACTTTATCATTATTTTCAATCAAACCTCCCATATTAATTTCAATGGCAACTTCATCTTCTTTAGGGGTAATAACAATACTAAATAAAGTATTAGTACTATCTACTCCTTGAGTTACTACAGCAAGTGTAGCAGCAGAAGTAGTAGCAGTACCAGCAGCATAAGTTGCAATATCAGTTTGAACTCCAGCCGCAACAGCAGTAATAGTTACTTTATTAATACCATCACTAACAGCAGTGTAATCTTCTAAAGCATCAATAGCTGCAGCAATTTCATTAGTATTAACTGCAATAGTATCAGCGGTTAAAGGTAAATTAACACTTACACCATTTAAAGAAACAGTTGCAGTACCAGCTGCAGTAGCAGCTGCAGTAACAACAATTGTAGATACTTCATAAGCACCATCTAAGTTTACTTTAGAAGCAGTTACAAAACTACCTACACCATTTAATTTTGCAACTAAAGCATCTACTACAGATTCAATAGTGTCCCCAGCTTTTTTATAAACAGATGCATTTACAAGTCTAGGAGAATATCTAGAAGTAAAAGAAATATCAGAAACTTTAATAAAAGCTTCTCCAACAGCACCAGCCAAAATACTAAGTGGTCCAACAGTAAATACAGGTTTAACAAAAGCTCTATAATTAGCACGATTAATATTAACAATTCTACGAGGAATTGTAATAACTTGTGTGTCAGCTTCTCTACCTACAGCTATCATAACTTCTTTAACATCAGGTAAAGTAGCAGCAGCGTTTGCAGGAGTTAATAATAATCCTCTATCAGTAAAAAAAGCTAATGCACCTTTGCTAAGCACGTTTACTTCTTTTGCACTTGCAATAACACCTCCACCTACTTTAGAAGCGTATGCAACATCTTTTAATACAAAAATTCTATTCATAATTTTATCGTTTTTATTATTATTATTCAGTTAAAATATTTTCTTGAGCATAAGCTTGATAATTTTGGTCTTGTAGTACATTCTTTAGAACTCTAATAGTATTTCCAACAACTTCTTTAGCAACTCGATTACTCACATTTAAATTACTATCTAAAAGTAAATCTATTATATTAGGTTTACAAATATAGGTAATATCTATACTGCCAAATATAGCACTTGACAAATTAGACAACTCTAAAACCCCTTGCTTTAAGGCAGAAGTGGGTGAATTTGCTCGACTTTTTGACAAGTGAGAGGTTTCAACATCACTCAAAAATTCATCGTCTATAACTCGTATTTTCGCTTTTAAAGGAGTAAGTGCCTTAGCATAAGTACTATATACTTTAGTAGTTACAGTATGATTCTTAGGAGTAACATTAGTTGTAATAATTACATTACTAATTTCATTCTTTGTTTCTAGAATAAAAGAATCAGCTTCATAATTATATCCTTCAATTTCCCAGTATAAAGAAGATTCCAGAGATAGTTCGGTTTTAAGAGTTCTAGGTAGTATTACCTTTAGAGCATTAATAAGTAGAAACTTTTGTTTTTTAAATTCAGCATTAACAAAATAACCACTAGGTAAATTAGAAAGGTCAAAAAGAGTTTTTGTACCTGTAGGAGTAACAACTTCTATTTTATAAGCAGTTAATTCAGTTGCAGGTAATTCTATTTTAAATGTACTTCTATAACTTGTAGCATTTACAGCAGCAATATTTATATTAGAACAATTTCGATAAGAATAGGCATCAAATCTAATATAACCAAAATAATTTGAGGGAAGAACAATAAATTTCTCCCCTCTATTATTTGTTTCAATAGGTATATTTTTAACTCTAATAAAGTCTTTGATATCCTCAACCCTTTTTGCAGTATCTTCAAACCCTAATTGTTTTACATTAGAACTAGGAGTAGTTTTACTAATAAGATAGTTAATAACTTCTCTATTAAGAAACCAATCTTTTTCTTGAGGTAATAAATTCTTAGTATTTTGACTATTGATTTTTTGTAAATCTAAATCAATTTCAATATGCATTTCTTGGGTTGTCATAATCTTTTATAGTTGTTTAAGTCTTGCAGTAATAGCTTTAACTATTTCAGCATTTCTTGGTTCAGTAGATTTCCAATATAGTACGGCATCAGATAAAGTAGCACCTAAACATACATCATTGTTTTCTCCGAAATAATAACTATCGGTATTTGTAGGACGATGTAGGATTCTTTTATCAACAGCAGTACGAATAATAGATTTTATTTCTAAATTTGTATCTTCAACAAAAGTAATAAAATCAGCAGCACGAGTTTTAATTAAAGCGTCTAAAGCTAAATGTTTATCTTGTAAATTTTCAAATACAGATAAATCTTGGTCAAACATAAGTAATACAGAATTAATTACATCTTCTTTCATAAGAATACTTGTAAATAATGTCTGAGCTTTAATACGGGCTTTAAATGCCTTATGTGCAACTAAAGTTTCATTACCTTTACTATAAAGATAAAATAAAATTTTTGGAGATTTATCTACATCTTCAAAACGATTAGCAACTTTACTATATACTAAACAATATCTCCAAAGTATATAATCAGCTACACCATCAATTACTTCCCCTCTTTTAGATATAATAGCTTTTTCTTCAAAAGAAAGAACCTTATCGAAGTTGTCTTTTTCTTCAGCAGTTTTAAATGCTACTGTAAATTTAAGAACTTTACCTTGTAAAACATTTGTTCCAACTCCATCAGCAGGAATAGGTACACGTATATTATTCCAATATTCAATAGTAGATTTTCTCCACTCATTATCAGTTGGAGATATACCTATAATTTCAGGAAGATATAAAATTTCTTCATCGTAATCTAAACCTCTAAGAGGTCCACTACCTTTAAGAGAAGAACCTACATTAAGATTATGAAGAGTATTGTCATCACCTGGCAATCCTTTTAAATGTTTTCTTCTAATAGATACTTCTAATGTACTTCTGTATTTAACATCGTTTTGCATAATATTATTATTTTTATTGTTTAAAGTATAAGGGCAAATGTTCTATTTGCCCTTATCTACATTATAAATTTAGATTAATTGTTTTCTTTACTAGTTAAGATAAATCACAACTTAGTTTAAAGCAATGAGTATTTCTACGAATTACAACTCCTAGAGTTTTAAGGAAATGAACAGAACTTTTATCTTGGTCAGTAGCCAACATTAAGTTTTTACCATTACCACTATAGTCACCATAACTATTACCTTTAATTAAAGTCATACCTTGCTCAATACCACGAACCATAGTACGACCTTTTTGTGTAACCATTTGTACGTTACGTTCTCCGTCATAAGTACTCATATCTACGAAATACATTTCATAAGAACTTAGAGGTAAACCACTAACAGGATGTTTAGGAGAGTTATCAGCACGTCCACCAAAATCTAATAAGTTAAGTAACTTAATAGTAATAGTATGACCATCTACGTGTTTATAAGAACTAAAATAAGCACCAAATGATAATCCTTTACTTCCAGCAGCACCTTGTACAAATTTATCAGCAACACCACCTGTAATAAGTGTCCAACCACCAGTACCATTTAATTCACGTTTAATTGACGCATCAAATTCACGAGAACCCCCAATACCTGTAAATAGAACAACTTCCATATTTCCTGTATCAGTACCACCATACAATAAATCACCTACAGTATTACTTAATTTTTGAACAGTAAGCATACCATAAGTATCTTGATGAGGTATTTGGTCATTGATACCTGCACCAATAGGAATAGCGAAACCAGTTTCAGCATCAATAGTAGTAATATTACCTTGAGCATCTCTGTTATATTTAGACCACCATAAGTGTTCCTCACAAGCTTCTTTAAATTCCATCTCATGTTGATACTCTTCAAAAGGCATCCAATAGTTAGTAGTTGTACCATTAATGTTGAATTGGAACTCAACAGTTCTGTTACTTATATTACCACCAAATTCATAAGATTTTCTAATAATAGAAATCTGATTCTTTAGTTTACCAGGAGCTTGTTTATTACTTTCATTACCACTAGAGTAAGATTCAGAAACAGGAGCACCACCTACCATAGACCAACGAGTATTTGGTACAAGTTCACTTATAGGGCAATACTCACTTCTATCTCTATAGATAATAACTAAGGTATATTCAAAACCATTAGATACAGGTGTTGGTTTACTTTGCACACGTGCTTGTACACCATTTGGAGAATGAATTAAATGTTGTTGTTTTAGCCAATCACTTTTAAATACAACTTTAAATGTAGTTCCACCTATTCCGGGAGTAGCATTTGAAGCATATTCATGTGATACTATAGCATCAGATTTCTTCATTCTTGTCATAACAGGCCAATTATATTCTATATCTTCTATAGAATTTTGTTTAAGACCTCCTTTTTGTCCTTCAGTTAAAAAAGTCAAAGGAAACTTTTTGTTTTCTTGACCCATTAAATGAGTAATAACAGGATTTAAGGTATCAGCTTTAGTAAGTCGCATAGCAGCTAGCGAATTATTATTAGTGAAACCTTTACCATCGAATTGTTCATGTATTAGAATCCGACTTGAATTTTGAGCAGTTAATGTGTTTTCCATCTTGAGAAAATTTAATTTAATTATTAATAATTGTTTAACCTAATAAAGAGCTAATCGTAATGTTAGATTCTCCAGATGTTATCTTCTTTGTTGTATCATTTACAGGAGCATTTTGTAATTTTGCACTTTGTTTAATTAATTCTTTTAGAGATTGTACTTTTTGACTTTTAACTTTACTATCTACTAATTTAGATAAGTCATAACCTTTAAATCTAAGATAAGCAAATGTTAATTGTTGTTCTTTAGTTTCTTTTTTTCTATCTAGCATTTCTTTACTATTTCCACTATTATCTACAGCAGAAGATAAGTAATCATAGAAAGCCTCTTTATCTTCGTTTGGAATAGCAATAGTCCCAAGTTGCCCTTTAACAACTATAGAATTTACTTCATCCCAATATGCTTGAATTTCATTATTTTTATCTTCCACACTTTTAACATAATTATCATTACGTTGTTGTGCTATACTTGCTTCGTGAGCTTGTAAAGAAGGAAGTGCTCGAGCAAGTTCACTATCAATAGAATTACTATCAATAAATAATTGCATAAGTCCGTCTATTCTATCTTTCTCTAAACCTTTAACTTCAAAAGAACGTCTAATATAACTTATCTTTTCTTCTTTTGATAAATTTTTAGTATCTACTTTAGAATAATCTACAGCACTATTAAAATCTTTTAATTGTCCACCAGCAAGAATATGTTTAGCAATTTCAGCTAGTTCAGGTTGTTGCCCAAAAAATGCACTTTTCCATTCATTAAATTTTTCGGCAACTACATCATTAGTAAATTCAGCAATACCTGCATCATCATCTGTATATATTTTAGTATTACCTTTCTCATCTACAAATTCATAATCAGAATCAGCATGTAATTTGTTTACTGTAGTATTTTCAACTGCAAGTTCAACTTTAGTTTTGATTACTTTACCTTCTCCATCAATTTGATTACCTTCTGCATCTAGAGTAAGGGCATCTTCTTCTGTAGCATATTTAAGTAAATCTTCAAAGTTTACAATAGCTTTACCTTCTGCATCTAATATATTACCATTAGAATCAAAAGATGTACCTTTATGTTTTTCTAATAAACCTTGACGAATAGTTTTATTAGTATCATCTAATTTACTTTCATCTACAAAAGAACTAAATAATCCTTTCAGATTATCAGTATTTGCTTGAGTTACATCAGCAGAAGAAGTATCAGCAGGAGGAGTATCTTTACTTAAATCACTTCCATCTTTTACTACAGCTGCTACAGATTGAATAGGAGCTCTATTCCCATCTGTTCCTGTGTTTAAGACATTATCTAAACTAATGTCTGGAGCATTGTCTACCATAATTTTTATTATTAGTTATAAAATCTATTATTAATTATTATTTACTTGTTGGTTTATTCTTTAATGCAGTAATCTTAGCATTAGTTTCTCGATTCTTTCTTCCGAAATCTTTTTCATCTAAAGCTTGTTTACGAGTATCAATGTTTATTTTATGAGCATCCATCTTATCATTCATCCTATTATCTCCTTTACCTTCATTATCGGGTGTATCAATATCTTGACCTAATTCTAATAACTTAACATCAATAGCTGTTTCATATTTTTTATCAGCTTCATATATTTTAACATCACGTTCTGCTTGTTGGCTATCGGCATTTAGTTTAGCAATACTTTCATTACTAGCTTGAGCAGATTCTTGGGTAGCTTGTTCTNTTTGTTTATTAAGAGCATCCATTTTCTTAATTACTTCTTTAGTCTTAGCAAAATTATTACTATCTATTAATTCTAACATAGAACCAACTTCACCATTTTGACCTAAACTAAATCCGTAATCTTTACCCATTTGAATTTTATCACTTTCACGTTTACTATTTTTAACATGAATATTATAATCACTTTCTAAATGCCAAATAGCACCATCAGGATTCATATTTAAAAAAGCTTCACGTCCACTTGAATTAATGTACTTGCCCTTTTTTCCCTCTAAGTAAGCGACCTTAGAGATATCAAGTAATCCAGCATAGTCTTTCTCTTGGAACTTCTCAAACTTTCTATTAAGTTCTTCACTTATTATAGCACTTCTGTAAATAGCTTGTTCAGTAACTCCTTTGCCATCACTTGCTTTACTATCTCCATATCTCTGTCTATTCATTCCAATAGCTTCCCACCATTCGGCTTTAACACTTTGCATTAATTCAATACTTTCTTTAGCAAATGCACCTAAACTCATATCTAGTACTTTAATACCTTGAAGAGCTATAGCCGCAGTAGGAGAAGTTTCATCTATTACCATTAAACTATTAGCATGAGCATAATACATAAATTTTTCTTCATCCCATCCACCTACACCTTTAGGTATTAAACCTTGAGGTATAACTGCAATTTTATCTTTATTCTTATTTACTATTTTTTCAAATTGATAATGTAGTACATTATATATAAGTTGATAACTTCTACCAGCAGTTATAATACTTTGTACTTTACCTGTAACACTTTTATTTATTCTACCATTGTAAGAAAGTTTTTGAGCAGAACTATTATTTAATTCCATACGGTTATAAGGTAAAGCACGTACATCCATATAAATACATCTTGTACTTGTACTACCTATTCTCCAACCTTCTCTAACTTCACTTATCCATCCCCATTCAACACTTATATCTCCTTGTTCTTTATTAAGTTTATAAGTATCATCTACTTCCATTTCTTCGACTTGACCTACTTCACTAATATAAGTTAATACTCCAACTTTTTTAAATCCTCTATGTTGTACATGATTTACTTCTAAACCATTTACTTCTTGTAAGATACTATGACTTTTATAATCAGTATCATTACTTATCCATTGAGTAGGTAAACGAACATAACCATTAGTAGGTAAAGCATTACCTGTTCTAGCTTGTTCTTCTAACCATGTAACATCTGCTTCACTTAGTTTATCATGCCATCTATCTAATATTTGATTAGCAGTTAAGACTTGTCGTCTTGTACACCAATCTGCATCTTCAATAGCATTACTTTTTAAATTAGTAGGGAAATTAAATTCCCAAGGAGGTACTACTTCATAATCTATATCATTATGAAAGATACCTTTATAACTTACAGTCATACCTGCTTTAATCCAATCTAAATAAGCATCTTGATGTTTATCTTCTATATCTTGGTCAAAGTAAATATAATCAAGTATCTCTTGTCCAGTAATAACTCTATTATCATCAAATCCTCTATTATATTCATCTACTACTTGTTGAATAGGAGGTTGTTCTTGACTTTCATTATTAGTTTCTAACCCTAAATCATTTAAGTGGTTAATTGCTTGTTGATTATAATACTTTTTAATTAATTGATTTAATCCTTCTTTATAACGATTGTCATCAGTTGGATTACTATCTAAAACTTGTACGTTTTTAAATCGTTGGCTAAACTCTCCTGCATATAAATTAATAACAGGACTAAGAATATCAAAATTTCTTAAAACAGTTCCAAATCTTTTATATCGGTCAATAGTAGTATTAAGAGGGTTTAATATATAATTATAATCTTTTTCATTAAGTTCTCCCTCTAGTAATCTATAATCATTTAATATATCTTCTCTATTATTAAATCCAATAGTTTCGTCAATAAAGTAATCAATAGAAGCTTCCATAGGTGTTTTACCTGTAGTAGCGTCTTTTGTATTCTTTTGAGCAGTAGTTAGTTTTTGTCTTGGATATATTGCCATTACTTTATTATGTGTTAAATTAAGAGTTAGAATAAATCTCTATCAAATACATTCTCATTAGTTGTTTGTAATCTCGGTTTTTGTACTTCAATGAAAAACTGTTCTTTAATGTCATACTGTCCTACTATTAAGGCAGAAACTCTATCAAAGTTACCTTTATCTATTTTATATCTTAGTAACTCTTTTAACAAAGCTTCACAATAAATATAATGCAAATTTAGTAAATCATTACCAAATTCGTCAGTTCCTCGTTTTCTTATTAGCCAATCCCTTACATATATAACACCATCCAACTTACGTTGACCATTGATTGTCATACCTTTATTTCTACCAGTCTTACTAGTTTGTAAAGCTTTTTTCCAAACAATATCAGGTTCATCAGCTAATTGATGTAAACGCTTATGTTGTCTAGCATAATTCTTAACATCACCCCTATCATTTTCAAATTGAATTATAGCATTATAGTAATCAGCAGCTTTAAACATTATTTCATTATACTCGTCAACAGTATTTGGTCTACCTATAAAAGCAGCAACAAGTCTATCTCCTAATCCATTAGTAAAATTATTATTTCTTTCATATACATAGAAAGCACCTAATGAATCTCTAGATGAAACTTCTTTAGTATCTTTATCTATTGCAAAAGGGTCATGATGTATTCTATATAATTGAGAAGGTATTAAACCAGTAAGTCTATCTCTATAAGGGGGGCTCCACATTACAAAACATCCATGAGCATCATCTTCTTTCTTTAATGGAAAATTTGTAATAGGTGGATGATAATGTTGTAGTTCTTCTTTAGTCATAAATAACTTATCTTTAAAAATAAGCCCTTTATTACTTCTAACTAGATTACCTGTTCTACCTAATGCTTTAATATCTTCATCACGTTGTACTCTACGTAATTGTTCTTCAAGTTCTGCTGCTGGAAATATACCACTACTATCTCTACTAAAAGCCTCTTTTGGTGTAAAAGGTTCTTCCATGATGTAGTCAGTAAGTTTCTTCGCACTCTTAGACTTTTTCTTCTTCTCACGCATCATCATCTCATACTCAATAGCACCTTGAACATTACTATTACCATGTTTATCAATAAATCCTTCTTTACCCATATAACTAGGTACAAAGAATCCACATTCAGTACCATGTCCATCTTCATCCCAAATATTATTGAAAGATAAGAAATCATCTGCACTTGGATTATAAAATAAATCTTCAAATCCTTCCCATTGTCTACCTTCTCCACCACCAGTACCAAAGACAATCATTAATCCTGTAAGAATACTACCTGCTT